AGGTTAAGCACCTTTAGTTACCTGGAGTATTTGAAAATAATAGGTCTTGATATAGTTCCTGGGCATTTATATTTAAATGATTATACGGGAAGCATGAGTCATAGGAACGGGCTACTTAAAGTAATGGGGAGAGATGATTTAGATCAACATAAAAGTAATTTGAATTGGGATAATAAAATAAAATTACACACAAGTGAAGTAATAGAGCAGTGTAAAAAGTTCGGGGAAAGCTTATTGAAGGAATCAAAATTAAGATTTGAAAGTAAAAAATTTTATGAAGATGTTAATTATTTTACAATTGAATCAACATTATGTACATATAAATCTTGGTACAGAAAAAATAGAAGATACCCTAATGTTTACAATGATATGTTTTATAACAGAATTAAAAAAGCTGAAAAAATTTGGGGTAATAAATTTGATATATTTTGGGATATTAGGAAAAAAAACTTGCCTAAACAACTTAGGTTGGAAAACAACATAAATGATCCAGGTCTTTCGAAAGTGAAACAAAACTATTTTAGAAAAACTGGGGAAGTGCTGATGATGGATTTAGAATGGGATTGTTTTGAAAATAATTTTAATAAAAAAATACAGGAGACTATATTATGTTTCGCGTGAATTTAATAGGCGGTGTACCAGCTACTGGGAAAACAACCATAATGAAGGAAATAAAAAAACAATTACAAGTTGATAGTTTTTTTGAAAAAGGCATATTAAAGGGTTATACTGATAAGAAAAAAGATAATTATATTTTTGGAGTATATAATAATGAATTATTTGAGGGTACTGATAAATTAAGCATGGCCGTACAACCTAAAGCAATAGAGTTCATAAAAGAAAAAAAATTCCAATCAATTTTTATTGAAGGAGATAGACTTTTTAAACCTAGCTTTATAAATGAAATTAAAAAAATAGTTGATTTGAATATATATATATTGCAAGTTGATAATCAAAATATAGAAAACAGGCACATATTAAGAGGCGACGAACAATCAGAAAGCTGGTTAAGAGCTAAAAAAACTACTGTAGATAATATAAAAAACAATCACCCAGTACATCTATTGATTAATAATAATAAAACTCATATAATAGAAAATATAGAGTATATAATTAGAAATGGCAAAAGTAAAATAAAAAACCCTCTCCAAAAAAGTTTATTTTAAAACAATCATAAATAAAACTTTTATTTATTGCCATTTGGTTTTAACATTATATGTGAATAATAAAAAAATAAGGAGTTTTAGAATGGATTTATTAAAAACTGTGAATAGGTTTTGTGATTATAATGAATTTTTACCTGCTGAGCTTTATACTATCGGCTTAGGTCAAGTAATCGTCAGGTATGAAACGAATCAGAATAAAGAGTTTAATTCTTTTGTGTTAAAATTAGATGAAATGTCATATTTACATATTTTGAGTTATAGTATCATATCTTATGATGATTTTACGATAAGAATTAAAAAGGCGGATAGATAAATGACTATAAAGCAAGTAGAAACTAAAGTGAATGAATTAAATAATATAAGAGGGTTTGAGAAAGAAGTATATTCTCTTGACGAAACAGGTAAATTCAAAGCCAACCCAAATGTGTTTTATATTGATAAATCGTATGGGGGTTATAGTCTAAACCAAGTTGCTAAGAACGGAAAAGGTTCACATGCTAGAACGCTGAGGTCGACTAAAAAAGAATTATACGAGTATGTCCGCTACATAATAGAAGGGTATTATATGGCTCAAAGAGATAATTCTATACATAGATAAAAATTGCCCTCTAAAATAAAATTAACCGAGTTTAAATGTCAAATTAAAAAGGTTGTTATTCCGTGAGGGCAAAAAATTAAGTTTTAATAAATATGTTATATTGTGAATAAAAAATAAAATTAGGAGATTTTATGAATATATTTGTATTAAGTGAAAACCCTTTAAAAGCAGCTGCAATGCAACATGATAAGCATGTAGTGAAAATGATATTAGAATCAGCTCAAATGTTATGTAGCGCCTTTGAGCCTGAACATAAACCACCTTACAAAAGAGCGTTTTACAACCACCCTTGTACAATATGGGCTAGGCAAAGTGCTAAAAATTATAACTGGTTACTAATTCACGCAGTGGCGTTAGCAACTGAATACACTTACAGGTATAATAAAACGCATGCGTCAGTGAAAGTGATATCATGGTGCTGGAATAATTATGAGAATTTAATAAAATTCCCTAAAAAAGCGAAAACCAAAAGACCCTTGGCTATGCCTGATCAATATAAAACTAATGACGCTGTGGAGTCATATATAAATTATTATCTAGGGGAAAAGCTAAATAACGCTAAATGGACTAGAAGAAAAAAACCAGATATATTTGATGTATAAATAAACCCTTAATAAACCCTTTACTTTTAGAATATTCTTTTTTAAGTTTAGTTGTGAATAATAATTACTTAATAAAAAATAGGAGTTCTAAGATGAGTCAATTAAGAGGTAGTTTACATAATAGGTTGATGGAGGGTGGGGTTTATTCTATAGATTCAAAAGTAAAAGTAGGCACACCATCGACAATAACTGGTTATACTGACAGAAACCCAGCTACTGTTGTTAAGATTGAAGAAAAAAAGAACTACAATCTAATCTATGTGCAATTAGATGACTATACTGCAATACATAAAGACATACACGCTGAAAGTCAAAAATGGGAATACAAGAGAAACACTAACAACCCTGTTAAGATGTTTAAAGAAAAGTTAGTTACTGTTACAAGGGAGAGAAAGACCTACTCTGTTTCATTTACTAATAAAAAAACTAATGAGATTTGCAAGTTTCAACAGATAGGTAATAATGATATTGATTATTCTTCAAAGGGATGTAAAACAAGAGAGGAATTTCTAAAGGAATGGACTTGGGTAGATGGTAGTTTTAAAAGAGTTGGAACTATTATAGATAATGTTGAGAGAATACAATATACTCCAGTAGTAAGAAGTAGAACAACTAACAGATTAGTCAAAGGATGTGATGGAGTCATTATGGGTCGTAGAGAAAAATACTATGATATTAGTTTCTAGTTAATAACTACATAAACCTAAAAAGCCTCAATTAATTTTGGGGCTTTTGTGTATTTTATAAAATATCATTTTATTTATAAATTAAACCCTAACTAGATATAAGAAAAATATGAAAGTGAATAGAAAAAAAGAAGGTATAGCGATAACAACTGAATTGGTTGGTATTAAAAATTTAAAGATGACTGGTAATTATAGATTAGAATTTGACGTGTTTGAAATAGATAGTCCTAAGGTAGCCGAACTTATAATGAAACTGAATAAAGCGTTCATGATGGCGCTTGTAGAGGTTGATTAATGGTTGATAAACAAACGGACAACAAACGCAAGGACGGTAAGTTTAAAAAAGGTAATAAAATTGGTAATAGGTGGAAAAAAGGTGAATCAGGTAACCCTGATGGTAGAAGAAATGCTTATACTGATTTAATAAAAGATTTTAGCTTTAAAAAAAGCGGTGATAGGGAAAGAAGGGAGGTTATAGTAGCTAAGTTGTTTTCATTAGCTGAAAGAGGTGATTTAAGGGCTATGCAGTTTATTATAGAAAGGTTGGAAGGTAAAGCATTAGAAAGACAGGAAAGAACAAATAAATCTGAACCTATACAAGTGATGGTGATTGACGATGATTAAATACGAGTTTTTAATAAATGATAATAATAAAAAAATAAAATTTAAAATAAATAAAAAGATTGAAGAGTTTAAATTTAATTCTGATTCTAGTTATTTGGATAAAATTCTATACAAAACAAAAAAACAGCAAACTTTTTTTGATGGACCTTTTTCTATTAAAATGAAATGCTATGAGAATATTAAAAAAAACATAGAAGGTAAGTATAAAACTTTCTTTGATCTTTATGGTGGTATAGGTATCACTGCTAAATTGTTTGAATTAGATGAAAAAAATACATATGTAAATGATTATGATGTCGAGTGCTATAATATATTAAATAATAATTTTTTAAGCAAAAATGTATATAATGAAGATGCTTTTAAAATGGTTTATGAAAATAAATTTGATTTAGTTTTAGCAGATTTTAATGACTTAACAATTAAAAGAATAAAAGGTAAATACAAAAAAGTATTAGAAGATATATTTAATAATTCTAATAAGTATGTTATTCTTAATGATTGCTCTATATATCATTTGAAATTTGGAATAGATAAGTATACGATTTATGAAAAAATGATGGGGATTGATATAGAAAAAACAAGAATTGGGTTTTTTAATTCATTGAAAAAGTATTATAAAAAAATATTCCCAAAATGGTCAATGGTTCAAGTCGAGTATAGTAATGATAGTTCTTTTATATTGTTTGAAAAAACTGAAGTATATTCTAAATTAAAAATCAATAAAAACAATAAAGAACAATTAATTAAATCAAAACCAGTTTACATTACATACGAGCATAAGTTATAATGATTAACTGGAATGTGAATAACACTAGAAAAGAAATCCTGAATGACCCTTCTAGGTTTAAAGTGATAGTCGCTGGTAGAAGGTGGGGCAAGACTGTTTTGAGCCTTATGTACTTATTGAAAGATTCATTTCAACCAGGAGAACGCAGGTGGTATATAACACCAACTTACAGGCAAGGAAAAATGATAGTGTTTCCTATACTCAGGCAAATGTTTAATGGGTTCGTTGGGGCTAAATTAAACGAGTCTGAAATGAGCGTTATGTTTGAAAACGGAGCAGAATTATCAGTAAAGGGTGCAGATAACGAAAACAATTTAAGAGGTGTCGCATTAACAAAAGTTGTAATGGATGAAATGGCTTATATAAAACCAAACGTATGGGAAGAAATTGTATACCCTATGTTAGCAACTACCAAAGGGCAAGTCTTATTTATAGGTACGCCAAGCGGTTATGATACGATGTATGAATTATACAGTAAAGGGCAAGCAGACCCCGAATGGAAAAGTTGGCAATTTAAAACTATTGATGGTGGGTTTGTACCTAAAGAAGAAATAGAAAGAGCGAAAAGAAGTATGGACAAAGTTATATTCAGGCAAGAGTTTGAAGGTTCTTTTGAAACTACTGGTAACAGGGCAGCGTATAATTTCGAGCGTGAAACCCATTGTAAAAAGGCGGATCAGCTTTCAAGTAAACTATGGTGGGGTGTAGACTTTAATGTAGATTTTATGACCGCAGTATTGGCTTGTGAATATACTGACGGAACTATACATTTTTTTAACGAATTAAGGTTAAAGAATAGTAATACAGAAGAACTATCTATTGAGATGAAAAAAGTTGCACCAAGCATTGAATGCTACCCCGATCCTGCAGGAAAGGCCAGAAGCACAACTTCAAGGCGCTCAGACCATCAAATATTAAGGGATCATGGTTTTTTAATAAGGGCTAAGAAATCACACCCTAGCCATATAGATAGACTAAATGCTTTGAATAGAAAACTGAAAGATGCTGAAAGTAAAATCGGGATGACTATTGATCCTAAATGTATATATTTAATTAAAGACTTAGAGCAATGTCAAAAGGATAAAAGGGGTGGGTTGGCCAAAGACAACGCAGAATTAACTCACGCACTTGATGCTTGTTCATATGCTATAAGCCATAAATTTCCAATAAGAAGGATGGTTGGTACGAGCGTGAGTTGGTAATGTATAATAAATTAAAAGGGAAAGGGATAACGACTAAACAACACGAAAGGAATAAATAAGATGTATGATTTTGGAAAATCTGTAAATAGAGTAGTGATCCCTGAACTATCAGAACAAGCAGTCTTGCAAAGTGTAAAAGATGCTGGTAGGAATTATGTTGAACAAGAGCATTATAATTTGATGGAGTCGTTAGATTTTTATTATAATCAAAACTTAGACACTCATATAGAGCCATGGTTTGCTAGTGAGTCGTTAAGCCAAGTGCCTCCCTTTATAAGTTCTTGCGTTCCTAGGTTTGCTCGTTCAAGAATGATGCTATATAAACAACCCCCTAAAAGATTAATTGGTGGTGAGAATAACGACGATTATAATGAGTTGGCTTATAAGCTTAATTCAAAAACTAGAGAGTTTGCTGAATTATCTTGGCTATTAGGGTGTTGTTATTTCAAATCAAGGTTTAATGAAAGGTATCAAAGGTTGGAATATGAAGTGTTACCTAAAGTCCAAGAGTATTATTTTAGCGGTGATTCTGAGCCTTATGGCTATTCCTACGAAATAGAAAGCTATGAGTACGACAATAAAAGATTTGTTTTTTGGTCTGAGGATAGAGATGGTATTCAAGGTATGCACTTTGAGTATGACCAGAAAGGAAAGAGGTATGCGGTTGCAGGTAACCTTGATATGATTAATCCTTTTGGAATAGTTCCTATCAGTAAAGTTCAAATGACTAAAGGAAGTTATGATGTAACGAGAACCGCTTTACATATCGCAATCGCTATGACTGAAATTGCTTTGTCTGTTCGGTTTAGACTAGGTCAAGCTGTATTTACAGGCATAGAAGAAGGCCAAAGCAAATTAACTGCTGGTATAGACAATGCATATGTTCTACCTGAAGGCGCTTCATTCAATTATGTAACCCCTGGAGGTAATTTAGTTGAGTTAATAGAAGCCACTAAATCTATGGCAAATCAAGTTGCTGAAAATAACCAATTAAGAATTAGGTGGGGTGATTCATCTGGTAACGCACCGAGCGGTGAGGCTTTAAAGATTTTAGAAATAGAAAATTTAGAGGCTAGGGAAAGCGATGTTCCTTATTTTAGGGAATGGGAAAACCAAAGATATAACATAGATAAAATTATATTAGAAAAATATAACATACTAAACCTATCAGAAGATTATTCAATAGACTTTGCTGAAATCAGTTTCCCGATGGCTCCCCAAGAAGAAAGAGCCTGGTTAGATTGGAAGTTAGAAAATAATGTAATGAGTCAAAAAGAATTATTATTGTATTTTAATCCTGATATGTCTGATGAAGAACTTGAAATGAAAATGTCTAATATCATACAGGAAAACCAAACTATTGCAGAAAGTCAGCAACCTCAATCAACATTTCAAAAAATATTAAATGGCTCAAGTACAACCAGCAGTTGATGCTTTTATAAGCGAAGTTGAGGAACTTGAGAAAGGGTTCAATAAAAATTTAAATATTGCTATTAAGAACCTATCAAAAGCAAGTGATACAGAATTAATAAATTCACTCACCCAATTAAACTTATTTGATGAAATAATAAAGAGCGGTTATGGTGAATCTTTAAATAGGCTAGACGCTCAGTACAGTATATTACTTGAACAAGCTGTTAGGGAGGCTGAAAAGAGGGGTGTTACGGGCTTAGGTGGAGCTGGTTTACAAGGTTTAGAAGTATTAAAAGACCTTAATATTGATAACTTGCTTGATGAAGCTAATAGGCATTCTAATATATTAACACAGCAATTGTTTCAAAACCTTTATGCTGGTTTACCGCCTAATCAAATTATAGAAAATTTAGCAGGTACAAATTTAGCAGGCCACCAATTAGCGGTGGCGACTTACACTGGTATTAAAACTTTCGATGATACTGCTAGATATAAAATATTTGAAGGCTTAGATGTTAAATGGACTTATTTCGGCCCATTAGATGAAAGAACTAGAGATAGTTGCAGGAATACTAAAGGGAATGAACCTGAAGGTGGGTATACAGAAAAGCAAGTATTGTCAACCGAAACGCCTTTCGGCTTGAGGGGTGGTTATAATTGTCGTCATTCTTGGGAGGTGAGGTGAAATCTAAAGATATAATGCCCTTTGAAAAAAGAAAGTGGTTAGAACTTGGCGGTAAACTTGTTACTAGAATATTAGAAGATACTGAAAAGGGTATAAGCCAAGATGCTGCTGGTGGTAAATTTCGTAAGTACAGCGAAGATTATGAAAATAAAAAGAAAACAGGTAAAGCGGGACCAAAGGGAGTTTCTAATAATAAGCAAGTGTCACCCCCAAACCTTAGATTAACAGGTGCGATGCTTAATTCGTTAAAGGCTCAAAAACCTACAAGCGAAAGTGTTGAATTAAATTATAGGGAAGGGTTAAAATTTGAGGGTAATGCTAAAAGAAAAAGAAATGTGTACGGACTTAATAATAATAATGAAGAGTTCGTTAGGAAGTTTTTTAGGGAAGAAATAGATAATAGAATTATAAAATTTAGCAAAAAAGATATTATAGTTGATTTAAAAATATAATTTAATTATCAGCATTTTATAAAATAACTTTTTCGAAGTAAATTAAAGCAACTAAAAGGGAATGACAGAATGTCTGAAACTAAAACAGAAAGTGTACAAGATAATGTACAAGAGGTGGCAACTCAAAGCCAGAATGAAACTAATGAAAAGCCTGATGTCAATAGTTTTATAGCAGAAAGCAAGAAGTATAGAAGTAGGGCGCAAGAAGCAGAAGCTAAATACAGCGAATTAACTAAAAAACTTGAAAAACAAGAAGAAGAAAAGTTGGTTCAGCAAAATAAGTGGGAAGAATTAGCAAATAAACGCCAATCAGAAATAGACTCTATGAAATCTGATTATGAAAGGCTGAAAGGCGCTGAAATGGCTTATAAAGATGAGCTTCTGAGTTCTTTAAGCGAAGAGGAAAGAGAATCATTTAAAGATTTAACAACCACCCAGCTTAAAGTTATTACAGATAAAATTAATAATCAATCTCAAGAAGTAACTCCTACGAGCTCTACACCTGCCAGGTCATCAAACCCCGATAATAAAAATTGGGTTGATATGTCCTCCGAAGAAAGAAGGGCAAACTGGGGTAGCGTTTTACAGAGTTATATTAAGAGATAAAACTTTAAGGTAAAATAAAATGGCTAAACATTATCAAGGTAGTCCTGTAACAACTACAACTGACCAGCATTTCATCCCTGAAATTTGGGCTGATGGAATCTATAAATTCTTTGAAAGAAAAACAGTTTTCAGAGGATTAATAGATGATTATTCTGCATTAGTTGGTTCTAAAGGTTATGGAGACGCAATCAATATTCCAGAAATGAGTTTAATTAGTGCTTCAGATAAATCAGCAGGTTCTGATGTATCTTATGACGCAACTGCAACCACTACAACTCAGCTATCAATTAATAAGCATAAGTATGTAGCAAAACTTTTTGAAGATGTTGCTCAAATACAGGCTGAAGCAGATCTTGTTTCTAAGTACTCAAGAATGATGGGTGAAGCTCTTGCTCGTCAAGTTGATGCTGATATATGGGCAGAATTAGACGGATTAAATGCTTCTCAAGCATTATCTGCTGATGATACATTAACTGCTGCAGTTTTTGAATCAGCTCTCGCTACACTAGGTGAGGCCGATGTGCCTTACATGGACGGTGAATGTGCAATGGTTGTTAATCCAACTTTATTTGCAGACATCCTTAATCCTAGCGCTGGTATCGCTCAGTATTTCATCAGAAATGATGCGGTCGGAGAAGGTAACAGAGGACTAAGATCAGGAATGGTTGGTTCATTGTACGGCATTGATGTATATATGAGCAATACTGTTTCAACTGCTGGTACAAGTTCTACAATACCTGGAGCAATCTTTCATAAGAGTGCTGCTGTATTTGCTTCTCAGCAGGAAGTAAGGGTTCAATCAGAATATTCTGTTGATGCTTTAGGAACAAAGGTTGTTTCTGACTTATTATACGGAGTTAAGTTAATTGACGATTCTGATAACAAAAAAGGTGTTAAGTTTACTAACGTAGACTAATAGCCTAATACAATCTAGGGGAGTTGTTTGGCGACTGCTCCCCTATTTTACGGAGATTAATATGCAATATTGGTTAAATAAAATTACAAATAGAATGGAAAGGCTTGAAGATAGTTTATTAGAAAAACACCCTGAAAAGCTTGAAAAATTAAAGAGTCAGGGTTATGTAAGGGTGATGAGTGAATACAACGTTCAGCCCTACAAAAAAGCTTCTAAAAAAGATTCTATTAAAAAAGTAGTAAAGAAGGTTGCTAAGAAAGTGACTAAAAAGAAAAAATAATACAAAGCATAGACAGTCTCGTTCACGCTTTGTCATAGCTTAGAGAGGAAGAAAAATGGCAGACTTACACACATATTCAGTACAAGAATCACTTAATGCAACAACAGGCGGTCAATGGACAGTTTCAAGTGCTGGCACCGCAGGAAGTTCAGCAGACGTTGCGAATACAATTCATAAATCATTATTAGGTAATACAGGAACACTAGGTATTTATAGTGCAGTAGAGATTTATTTTAACTTTGCTACATCAGAAACAAATGTAAATGCTAGTAATGATATGATTATCCCTAAAAACACAATGACTTTTATTACAGTTCCTAGAGGATTAGGACTAACAATATATTTTAATTACAATTCTACCAGTACAACTACTGGTGCAGTAAGATTGGTGGAGTGTTAAATGCAGAGTTCTATGATTAAATCTGTTACTGAGGACTTTGGTAATGGAGGAACAATAGATGGTGATATTACAATTACAGGAGACCTACAAGTCAATGGAGGTGGTTCACTTAGCTTTGATGAAATAGTTCAAGGTACACAAGTAATTGATGTAACCAATACAGAAGCCTTATTAGTACGCAAGAATGATGATGGTGGAGATGTTTTTATTGTTGATACTACTAATTCACGAGTAGGTGTAGGAGTAACACCATTACATAATTTAACTGTTAATAATCAAATCGGCATCAAAAGAGACGGTACTAATGCTTATGGTACATTAACATTTGATAGTTCAGGATTTGTAATTGACCAAAGTGCTTCAGGATATGCTCCATTAAAAATTAAATCAAATGGAACAGAAATTGCTAGATTTACCTCAACTGGATTAGGTATAGGAAATACTTCTCCAGCTTCAGCCTTAACAATCGATGTTGCAGATGGTCAGAATAAAAAAGCACTACATATTACTCAAAATGATGCTGGTGAATGGACTTCTATGATGGAAGCAGAAGCCTACGGATTATTAGTTAGGTCTACTGCAAACGACACTACTCCAGCTATTCAAATTCAAGGTAATGGAACATCTAATAATATTTTAACTGGATTATCAAATGGCAACGTAGGTATAGGAACAAGTTCTCCAGCAGAAAAGCTTCATCTCAAAGGAGATGGATATAGGTTTGAAATCTCTAGTGCAGACTACGATATACTAAAGATAGGAGCATATGGAGATAGTGGGGGTGATGCCGATAATGGATTCCTAAACTTATTACATGATGGTTCTGAAAAAATTAGACTGCTAGCAGATGGAACATCTTATTTTAATGGTGGCAACGTAGGTATAGGAACTGCGAGTCCAGACCATAATTTAGACATTGTATCTTCAGGTAATGCAGAATTTGAACTTACAAGAACAAGTGGTGCTAGTATATTTATGCAATCACAATCTGCAAAAGGCTTAATAGGAACATCAAGTAATCATAGTTTAAGCTTTCTTACTAATGGTGGCACTAGATTAACAATAGATACTTCAGGAAATTTAACTGTAAGTAGTGGCTCTGCAATTCAGTTTGGAGATAGTTCATATAAAATAATTGGTTCTACTGTTGGTAACTATTTAAGATTTTACACAGAATCAACTCAAGCATTAGAGATTGATGACTCGCAAAACGCCACATTCGCTGGTTTAGTACGCAGTCCTGATGGTGCTAACGCTACTCCAGCCTATTCTTTTTCAGCCGATACTAATACAGGGATGACAAGATATTCAGATAACGCTCTTAGTTTAGTGGCTGATGGTGATAGTAAACTTATTGTTACAACTACTGCTTCTTCTTTTACTCATCAACTAAATGCGTTTAACGGAGCATCTGGAAATATAGGAGGTCTTTCAATCGCTCCAACTAATACAGATACTATTATTACAACTAATAGCCCTGGCGGTTATGGGGACTATGGTATTCAATTTAGAGTAATGAAGACAACAGGAGGAGCCGCATATCTAAACGTTTTACATCTTGACTCTCCAACAGGAAACGCCACATTTGGTGGTGATATTGTTTATTCAGGAACTAGTAATTTATTAAAAACCTCTACAAGTGATGGAAGTGATAATGCTTCTATAACTATTGATTCAAGTGGGGGTGGTTTAAGTAGAACACGAGGTGCATATATTGCCGTATATGGCAATGAACACTCTAATGGTGGAATAGTTGATATACAAACTGGTAATGATAGTGGTGCTAAAATAACACTTAGGACTGGTGATGGTGGTACTAGGATGATAATTGATGAAAACTCCCGAATCTCACTAAGCAATAATGATAGCGGTACATCTAATACAGTCTTTGGAAAGTTGGCTGGTGATGACTTAGCTAGTGGTGGAAATTATAATAGTCTTTTTGGAGAAAGTGCTGGTCACGCTATTACAACTGGTGATGGTAATGTTATTATGGGGCATACTGCTGGTCAGGCTTTAACTACTGGAGTAAGG